CCTTAGATAAAACTAAGGGAGGTACTCTACAGCTCATACGCTCAGTAAAGATAAAACACTTTACTTTGAAGTTAACATTGCTGTTAACTTTTTTCAGCTGTAGGAAGGGATGCAAAGAGAATGCATTAACTTGCTTAAAGAAGCATATTCTTGACTTTATGTAGGGGAAACCCAGTAACGTAAGCCTATGTGACTTTACGCAATTTAGGTTCGTAATGATCCCAGTAAGAGAAAGAAGTTGTAAGGTGATTCCTTACAGCTACTTCATTATAAGTTAATACCGTTAAGACGGCGGTCATTCATATAGTTCATCACTATACATAGCGTTAAAGAAACCATTAAGACTATTACGTAAAGCATCGTCTTCGACTTTGCTCTTTGTAGTTATCTTTCTGAATCTCTTCTCACGCGATGACTCGTAGTTTTCAGGTTCGGCTTGAAGCCGTTGCTGAGGATTTCATATCATGAGATCCGTAAAGACAGTATTACCGAATTTTGAAGTATCTTCAACTCATACAGGTTTATCATTATATAACTCTAATAAAGTTTCTGTAATCTCTTCGTCTCGCAGGGAGTTAATGTTTGTTGTTAATTCCTTGTGCTCTTTGTTTCACTTTGTGAACCTGTTCAACAAGTTTGCATTTTGTGCAAGAGTCATATGGTGCGATCTGGTAACTAATATACGCTCCGGGTTAAAACCGGTATACACTTTATTTGTAATAAAATTACTATAATGTGTTGTATCGAACTCGTCGCATAGTATTTCATCTAATGCGGAATTGATTTTGTATAAATTAGTTTCTGTTAGATCTACCGCCGGAATAGCACTAAGTACCGAGTGACTCTCCATACGCGTTTGAGAGAATCGCACTAAATTATTGACTTTCTTTGAATAGTCGATACTTAGTTGGCGATTGCTCTTAAGCGAAGATTGTAAATGTTTTATTATACATTCAGACATAGCTGCTAAAAATCATTCTTTTGAACGATTTATGCCTCTATGCTCTTTTATGGTACTGAAACACCCTAACACTTCAGGTCGGATATATTTAACGAACTTAAAAATTTGTTCGTCCATATCTTCGTTCTTGATAGGTCTAGGAAGTAAAAGGAATCTTTTGGATTTATCTGCTAATCTAGCAGCATAAGCTTCATTAGGTATACGCTTTACAAAGTTCAGTATACTATTATCTTTATCTTTTTGATGCTTATTTTTAAGATCATTAAGTTCTGATAATGGTAATGATAAACATTTGAAAATACTATCTAAAGTTCGCCAATCCTCATCATAACTAATACCTCATCCTTGTAATAATTTCAAGATTTCATCAGTAACGATAAAATATTTATCAATACTGCTCATGAATGCATTGATTGGAACACCAGATATGTTTATATCATGGTTGTACCATCTTTTCGCAAATTCGAACATATTCTTACTACAGTGGGTTTTAGACTGAGAGATCGATACTCCGAATTTATTCATTATTTCGCTATATTTATTAGCTAACTCCGGTGTCCCTACAAACACAATATCATCACCTAGTATTACGTAATTATTAAAATTACGCAGTCCGCATAAGCGAGCCGCTAGGCGCAAGACCAAATGATGAGTAAGTGCGAATGTAGTTCAACTAGAGTAAGCACCCATAGGCTGACCAGACCCGTATCGTATGTAGAAATCTTCTCCATACTCTCCGGGCAGTTTGAATGGCTTTTCAACCATTATTCTTTCTCAAGAATCCGCATAGGTGCTGTTAGTTAATTTAGATATAACTAATTTTTGAATAGATAAGGGGAATCTATCTGTCGCATTAGATAAGTCCATTGAGTAATAAAACTCATTAGATTGAGGGCGAGTTAATACTTTATTAGGGCCGTTCTGATCAAATGTAAGATCATTAGGAATGCTTTTTAATAAATCAAAAAGCTTATCACTAAGCGGTTTTAAAGCCGTTTGTGATCAATAATCAAGTATAGCAATTAATCTAGATTTCCTTTCTGGTTGATGAATCACAGATATTTTACGCATAAGACCTAATTTTCGGTCTAATTGTTTAATATGTTTGGGACTCAATCCATTAGTTAGAAATTTAAATACTTGCTTCTCGTCCATACTCTTAACTAAGTCTAATCTATCGGAAAGAGTTTTCCCGGCCAGAACTGTTAAGTCATCTTGCATCTCTTTCGAGATGTAGTGAGGCTCTAATAGTGACGACGATAAAGCTAAAGACATAGGTCCAGATTTAGTGGTCATATGATAATTTTTGAACTCAATACTTACGTTCGTTGGTAGTTCTAACTCGGCAAATAAAGAGTCGAGATTTATACGAAATGTATCAGCCATATACTCGTCAACCTCCGATAAATCGGTAAGGGGCGCAGTATCAGGATAATACTCAGATCCTTCTAATGTTCGAGAGATATTAAGTAAACTTAATACAAATCTCTTACCATTATCTGAATCTGATAGTATGATCTCGAAAAGGAAGGACAACAAGTTTGGAAGGCCACTGGATCTTCCAGTTCTCCCACCTGAACTTATTGATAATAATATATCATTAGTCATAAGGGGCTGACCACAATAAAATCGTGTTACATGCAATCGCATTTGTTTCACGTATTTTATTGTATGGTTTACTCCGTTATGTTCTATATGTTTTATTACTATTTCAAAGAACTTTTGAGCTAACTGTGACGCAGCGGAGATGTGTAAGACATTTGATCCTAGATATGATATTAGCTTTTCAGCTAATCTTATTTTTAGTATTGATAGTTTTATGCATTTATTCATTGTTGTTACTTTAGTTTAAAAAGATTTCTTCCTACCTTTACGTCTTTATCAGAGTAGTTCTCCACGTGCGGGGTGTAAGCCCTACGCTGCCTCGGTACTATCAAAACCGACTAGTTCCGATCATGTTTCGTATTTTAGAGAAGGTAGACGGCCTATTAAGCTAATCCGGTAAGTCCTTTATAATGAAGTCATCGAAATCAAGATAAATTATTACTCTGGGGCGTGTCCTAGTCCGTGCTTTGCAACCACGTCACTATGATATGAACTTATGACATATCCAACGTCTTCGAAAGACGATGTCTAGTATAAGATATTAATTATAATGAGTGTCTCTCCCTTAAGATAACTTAAGG